CGCCGTCCGAAAGGACTTACTAATCCTCTATGTCGATTTTCTTCGTCGTTACTGCTCCACTCGCTAATCGCATAGAGTTCAAAAAATCCCCGATGTTCCCTACAGTATAAATTATATTGCAAAGTTTAAATAAGTCGCTTGGTTTGATAGCATGATAAAAAAGGTGTTGAAGCTTGTCAATACTCTTTTTATCAATAGAGAATCTATTATTTTTCATAACAAAACAAGATTCATTAAGTACCGCAATAGCAACTATTCTTGCCATTGCTTTTGTGTGCTTTATAATCAATCTTTTACCTTCTGAAATTGTATCAGATTTTAGTTTTTTTTCATCAATGGCAAATAAAATGCTTTCAGAAGAAATCAAGTCCAATACGGCTAAAGTAGGTTCTTTTATCGTGAATATTTTTGATACGTTTTTAGTGATAGTTTTAAAAAGTTTTCTTTCCATTACTTTATAAGCAACTGAAAATTCAACTCCTTTATCAATTAAAACGTTTAGCTCATTTATTTCCTGTTCTAATTTTTTTCCCATAATTTTATCTTTTTTAAAAAGTAGGCTGCCGTTTAAAACAGCCTACCATCATCAATTAAGTAAAGTAAAATAATGAAAGCCTAAGTAGTAGAAACTCGCGTAGTCGAGAATGGTGCTAATCCTGATTTAGTAGGTGTCATAACAGTAGCTACAACATCTACCTTAAAGTTAGTTGACTTGGAGAAGGCTCCATTCCATTTAGCGACTATTCTTGCTCTCGGAATGCTTAAAATAAGGCCTTTGCTTGGAGTTACTTTTATACTCTTTTCGAGGATAGGAAATGTATCAGGAGCAGTATAAGATTCTGATCCGGTCGTTGTAACTGCTGTACCTCCCATTAACAAAGCCAATGCGGCTTCATCAGGGTCTGCTAACGTGAATTTCAACGTCTTCTTTCCTCCTCTAATGATAATATCAATTGCATCATCCACTTCCTCCACTTCAATTTCCGTTTCCTGCGGGTCTTCAGAAGCAAATACGCATGAATCTCTATCGGTATATCCTATTTGTGTTAAAGAGGTTCCCATACTGCCATCAGTGAGTATATCTCCAATTTCAATCTTGGTTAAACCAAGTGTAATTAATTTTGCTGCCATAAGTAGTTTTTTTTAAAAATTTCTAAATTGTTTTTTCGTAATAACTATAAGATAATCTTATATTGACAAAGTGCTGTTTAATATCAGTATCATTTACAATATTTTCAAGGTCAATCATAAAACATACTTTTCTATATGATAAAATCAATTCTTTTACCTTATCAGATATTGTTTTCAATCTCGCTTTATTGGCTTTTAACTGCTGTTTGCCGTCAATTGATACTTCCATATCCGGAACATAAATATTGATATTACTTATTCCTTGTTGTGGATATGGTTCTTGCGTTAAAGCAATAGTATTGATTTCAATATCCTCTTTATCGGAATTCAAAGGTCTATCATCAGATTTATAAACGTCTCCCGATATAATATTTTTCAATGATGCTACATTTAAAACATCATAAATAATTGTTTCTATATCAAAAGTGCTTATCATATCCATAAACGATTATGTAGTTGTCCTTTATCGAATTTCAATACTATTCCTTCAATTCTTTTATCAATCCCTATGGAATCATTTGAAACAAACACTTTAGTACCTTCTTTTATAGGAGTACAGGAAATCGGTAATTGAATTAAAGAGGAAAATATAATGAATTGCCCACCTTTTGTTATCTGCCGTCCTTTGCCGTTTGTTTCCTCGCGACATTCAGACAAAAAAACAGTAGATTTAGTAGGTTCAATATAGTTCCCTTTTGAATCCCTTCCGGTTTCGATTGCACTTACCATAAAAAGAAAATGAGGATATTGTTTCATGATTACCAAAGATTTGATTTATCGCGTACAATTGGCTGTAAAACATTCTCTTTGCCTAACTCTTTACAGAGTTGAGCATAGTATATTTTAACTGCTTCCATGTTCCATGTAATAGAATAGCCACCTTCGGAAACATTTGAAAGTGGTATAACCTTTGAAATGCCATTATAGATAGCTTCTTTACAAGCTGCTATGTCAACTGAAGCAGAGCCGTCAAGCCCTGCTTCGAGTAACATAACGTCAATATCATTCGAGTTTACATTGAATCTCGAAAGGGAAGCAAAAAGATATTCTGAATTAGTATTAATTGCCATTGTCAATAATAGTTTTCAGGGGTTTAGTCAGTTTGGGTTACATCAAGAATAAAAACATCTTTTCTCCCTGTGAATACTGGAAATCCAAACATTTCGTAAGCAACGTAACGTCCTTGCTCGTTTCTCCACTGCGATACTAAATTATCGAAGTACGAAGTATAAACCTTATTTGGAACAGGGTCAACGGTTTCAAGTGGGTCTGATACTTTTAAAACAGCAACTTTATCAGCACATTGAGCAACTAAACGCCCATCTTTGAACATTGACATTGCTGAACCTGTTTGAAGTATTCCTTTATCGTTAATAACTTCAATAGGAGCATGGCTCATACCTGTTAGATATTCGTTGACAAGGTCAATTGATAGGATAGGAGTTGTAGCTGTTTTAATCTTTCCAAGCGTAACGCCGATAAGATTTGTCATCTGTTTAGATTGACAGATAAGGGATGCAGTAGCTTTTGACACTCTGAATTTTTGAACTGTCTTTCCTGCTGTATCGGCAATGTTTTCAAGGTATTGAATTGTACCAAGAACGTCCATTGTTTCAAGTTTTGAAGTATCCCATAATACCGAGCCGGATGCTAATTTGCTTACTGAAATACCTGTTGATAATCCTCCGCTCCATACAACGCCACCTTTGTTGTTAGTAACTGTTAACGTTATTTGTCCATCGGATAAACCTTCCCAGTATTGTGCTAAAATACGTCTATGAGGTGCGATAGCTGCTTTTTCATAAGGGTCAAATAAATACTTAATGATAGCCTTAAATTGAGCCTTTTGTTGCTCTTCTGTAAGGTCTTTCATTTTAGAACGGAAACGATTTTCCATATAATAATAACGTTCAAGACGGTCATTATCAATTTGCCATTCATCACCCATACGAGCAATTGAACCAATCAAATCACCAATATTAGGCATATTGCGTTTTGGTCTTCCGGCATTCTTGTCAATTACTGTTCCCAACATAGCAGCAGCATAATCAGCTGTCATTGCCTGATAAGTCTTTGATGCTTCATACTCAACGGGCATTTCATTGTCCCAACCTACTTTATAAGTGGAGGTTTTCATGTTTTCGTTAATGAAAGCATCGAAAGCTTTTTTATTTTGAATAGTTTCTAATATAGTCATAGCGTTATTCGTTTAAAAATTGAATATTAGGTAAACTTGCTTTTATCTCGGCTGTTACACCTTGAGGTAAAAGACTTGTAACTACTCCATCAGCACGAAACATGATAGAGCATGTAGGTTCATCGTCAATTAAGACTTCAAAGGGGTTTAATCCGTCAGGATTCACAGGCATACCGGCATTTGTTGAGCCTTCGGTGTATACTTGCATAACTGCACCGGCACTTATTGCTCCGAACTTATTTGCAGTAATTACGAAGCTGTCATAGTCATCACCTTCGGTTACTTCGCCAAGCACTAATGTAGTACCACCGTACTCAATAGTGTCTCCTTCGGCAATACCGGAACCTTTGTTTATTTTAATTGCTTCCGAAGCACTTGTAATAGCTTCATATAATATAGCTAATTTTTTTATTTCCGGAGTTGTTGCTCCATCATCAGTATATTGCTGTAATACGGCTCCTTTTGTCAATGCACCACCTAAAGCACCTGCTAAAATAGTAAAGCTATCATAAGCTGCATTTGAAGTTGTGATTGTGCCGACAAGTACTGAATTACCGTTAATACCGATAATATCAGTTGCCAATAGATTATGTCCTTTGAGGATTTTTACGGTTGTTCCGTCTGCGGCTAAATTAGCTTGCAGAATTGCAGTTTTAACCATAACGGCTTTTCTCGTTGTGAAATTTGCTTTTAACAAGGCACCTTTCGGAAGTTTTTCCGTGCCTGTAGGTAAGCAAGTTTTATCTAAAAGAAATCCACCATCGAACTGCTTCATGGTTGCCACATCCCACATGTGAGTGTAGCTGTTCCCGCTTTGTTCAGTTATTTTCTGTTGCATTTTTTAATAATTAAAGGGTTGATTTATTTTTTTTCTTCTACTGTGTTGATTGCTTTCATATTTTGCACGAAAACATCTTCATCAGTTTTTGCTGAACCACTTCCAAACATGGGTTTTGATTGTTGTGAAAGCCCTTTGTCAATGAGAGATTGTTGAATTTTAGCAACTTCGGTTTTGACGTTGGAAATATGAGTATTAAAATCTTCATCATCTTTGAAATTCATTCTGTCAAAAGCATTAAGGTAAGGAGTTCTAAATCCTTCGTCCAACACTTCCAATTCCTTTGTAAGTAGCTGTTTTCTTGTTTCAACCACTTTATTAGTTTTAATTGAATTTAATTCCGATGCAAAAGGTTCAATTGCTTTTTGTACAATTGCAGCGATAGCATCAGCGTTTAATTCTGTTTGAGGAGTAGGAGGGTTCGGATGAGTAGGAGGGTTCGGAATTCCTTTTTCTTTGAAGTCGTACTTCTTTTTAAGCCCGTCTTCGTAAGTTTTATTTGCTTTTGAGATTTCTGAATCAACATCTTTTCGCCAATCTGTAACAAACTGCCCGACTGATTGCTCGGTAAGTTTTTCTACAATTGAGGTTGCTTCTTCATCGGTCGTTACAGTCAGCGCCATAATTGTAGCTAACTGATTTAGCCCGTCTTTACGCACGCCTGCAAACTTCGTCTGCAGTAATGCAAGTAATTTCTCTTTCATAATTTTTGTTTTTTAGTAGTTATTTACGATGCAAATATATATATTATAATAATATAAAAATCATTTTTTTTAATATTTTTTGAAATATTTCATTGCTGCTTGTTTATTTATCTGTTTAGCAATATTATATAATTCTTTTTTTTGTTGTCTAAAATCGATATTATTATCAAATTTATCATGACATTGCCTACAAAGTATTATCAAGTTTCTTATTTCTGTGTAATATTCCGGAAATAATGACTTCGGAAGGATATGAGCCAAGTCATTAGCAGGCTTTCCACACAAAAAACATTTCTTTTCAAGATTGCTTTTAATCTTTGCCAGGATATTATTCTTTTGTTGCTGCTTCTTTGATATTATTCTCATAACGTATTATAAATAGCATTATCTTGTTCTTGAGTGAATATTCTTGAATCCATCCAAACATTATTTTTGCTTTTCATTTTCATTAAATAGTAGTTAGAGCGTAAAAGCATTTTCATTTGAGCGTGTCTCTCGGTTGTAAGGTTGCTTTCAATAATGATGAATTGCGGCCTTATCCGTGATTTCAACACATCTTTAAGAATAGGCGTTTCATAGCCTTCTACATCAATAGAAAGTACCCCTACATCTGTAATATCCTTCGTGATTTCGCTCCAATAGATTCCTCGTGCAATCAAATTATAATTTTCTTCGGAAATATGGCTAAAATCGAAGCATGATTCTATCTTGAATTTAACCTCTTTATTCGCTCCTTCCGGTATACATGCACTATTATACAGTATAACATCTTGACCGATAGTATTTTTTTTCAATTGCTCAAACCTTATCGGGATAGGCTCAACATAAATACCTTTACATCCCTTCAAGCAAAAATGCCTGATATTTGAAATATCTTTCCCATCACTTGCACCGATTTCGACACATACAGGGATAAGGTTAATATTGTATCTTTGACAATATTCTACTATAAATTTATCCTCTTGAAATTGTGAGTAATACATAGTTTTTATATTTTTTTATTGAAATGAAAGTTCTTTATTTTTTGAAATTCTTTATTGCGTTGTTCTTGTTTTGTTGGAATTTGTTTCATAGTTTTTTTCTACTTTTTACACTAAACATTTTACTATTTACTATTCCTATTTCATCTCCATATACGAACATTTTAAATCTATAACCATCAAATCCATTATCAATCAGCCATTGCTTAAACATTACTCCTCTTTCAAAATCTGAATATACTTGACCGGAATTCATAACGCTAACATTAATTTTACTTCCAAAATGCTTATTTAATGATTCCTGTGAATAATCTCCTTTATACGTGAAAAGCAATTCTTCTTTATACATATTTTCCGTAATTCCAAATTTTATAATTGATTTTGTAAATTCTATTTCTTCTTTTAATGAGAATTTTGTAAAATCAAGTAACTTTATTTTTTTTGTTTCTACTGTCGTTAAAATGTTTGATTTTATTTCTCCCCTTTTTTCACTTACTTGTTCTTTTGCGTACATTTCAGCATATTTTTTTTCTCGAGTAAACCAATGAAATCCTGCTTTATTTTTTACACGCCCTCTATCAATATAATCGCTCGATATTTCTGTATCGGAAAATACTTCTCCTTTATCTTTTATATCTCCTCTATACAATGTTTCTTTATCGTATATTGTTGTAACATCCTTAAATATAGGATTTATCTTATTTTCTATATCTTGTGTTTTATCTAACAACCAACTTGGTTTGTTTTTTAATTTATCGAAACGTTCTTTATTGTCATTTATATATTTATTGTAATTATCAGGCATCCCTTCAATTTCTTTTGCTTTCCACTCATCGAGCGTTCCCTCTTTGCGTGCTTTTACTCGTGATGCGAATTCCTTTTCTGTGAGTAGGATAGGAATCATACGGCAACGACACTGGGGATGCCACATAGTCCATTTAAACGTCTTAGGATAAATGCCTTGCAATTCGTCGCAAATGTCATAAAACGGCACTCTTTTGCCGTTTCTTAATATTGTATGATTGTTTGAAAGCCTTATTTCATATCCTTTGATAAGAGGATTGTTTTGATAACTTTGCCATTCCGCCTCTCGATAAGCTGCATTGACTTCTGTTGTAATTAATCGCATAGCGTTTTTGTAGGCACTTCGATACACTCCCTGTCCGGGATGGTATTCCTTTGCTGCTTTGCTCAAACTTAAATTACCGCTGTTTTTATCCCTTACACGACGAAATAGCGATTCAGGATTATTTAGATATTTTTGCATATCTCTTGCAATATCATCAGCTGATTTGCCTTGTTTTATTCCATTCTGAATTGCAATTTCCATTTCTTTTTTAATTTGGTCGTTGTAATTCCAAACCCTATCGGAAATATTCAAACCACCTTTCTTTTCGTTTACAATTCGATACGATTCTTTTGTTTTATTTCTTATATCCTTTGTAGCTTGTAGAACCGTTTTATCAATCTCTGTTTTATAATCTTCATTCAATCTGCCAAAAGCATTACTTAAATGATTTGTTGTATTATCAATTCCATAATTCCAAGCGTTTGCAATTCCTTTTTGAAGATTAGTATTGATGATTTGTGTTAATTCAGCAATTATCTTATCAACCTTTTTAGTTGTATAATTGGAAAACTTAAAATCTTCAGTTCCTTTTTTAATTGCTGCTTGTACTTCCGGAAGGTTAAGCATACGTTTATAAGCATCACCGTAGTAATATTTTAATCTCTTATTTATTCTTTCAATATATACTTGCAGTTCCTTCTCGTTCATTATAATGCTTTGATATATTTCTCAAGTACTGTTTTAGCTTGCAAGCATGAACCTGTCAGAACATCATAACCTTTTGCTTCAACATAAAGAGCATATTCCATTCCTGCAACGATAACACCTATTAAAGCTTCGGGATGAGTTTTTGCTGCTTCTTCTGCAATTCGTTTTCCTTCAACAATGCCTTTTGAACCATCACCTTCAACCCCTATACCTGCCATATCAAATTTTTCTGTAACAAATTCACCTCTATCGTATAAAATAAAGCCAATAGAGGAGCGGAGGTTGTTTGTTTTGTCCTTGTAGGTATTTGTTCTCTTCGCAAGGTTGACAATATCACGACAAGCCATTTCAAAAGCTTCCGTATATGATGCTTTTGCTTCTTCCGTTTTTGCATCAATCTTAGCAAACAATTTGCTTATATCAGTTGTGCATTTTATAGACATAACTTATTGAATTTCATTTATTGATTTTCAGCACTTTATGAATTTATAAACATTTGATTATCAATGCCAAGTCTTAAATTTTACGGTATTAAGACACCCTGTATATTTACGGCTCTTGATAACTGAATGTATTATCGTTTGTAAAGATTATTTTATTGTCGTCTTCTATGAAATAGACTTTATTAACCCAACAAATAATATCCTCGTCTGGACGGTATACTTTTAATTGTATCTTAACTTTCTCTGTTCTCTCAACTGCTATAAATGTATACTTTTTATACTTTACTACATCGTTAATAATAACACTATTAACAACGTCGTCTGTTTCGCTATACTCAATCAAACAAACATCATACTTAAAGTCAGATTCAGCCGTACTTGTAAATGAATAAGATTTGTCTTTTGTGCAACTGGATAGAAATAATAATAAGATAAATAACTTTTTCATAATTTTACATATTTAAAACAATCAACTGCGAATGCAGACATCCATTTTTGCTTCAAAATACAATAAACTTTCCGTTCTACAATCATATGATTACTATTCTTACAATGCACACATTGCACTCCTTTTTTAAGTTCTTTAACTTCTTTATGTTCTGTTTTAGTTTCAATTTTTTTTGCCATAGTTTTGATTTTTAATAGTTTTATATCCGATTTTATTTATTTCTTCGGTTGTAAATTCTTGTTCTTTTAACCATACTGTTCTATGTTCGCCATCATAATAATAAGTAGCTTCATAAGTAACATTATCAAATTTAATATTTACTCCCGTTATCATAGCCGATATGCCGCTAACTTTAATAATTACCATTATTCCACATTCATATACTTTCATAATACTGTAGGTTCTAATGTTTCTAATACATTCATTCCTTGTTCTTCCTCTTTGATAAGCTCATATTCCCTTTCGGAATCATTTGTATAGTTCAATTGTCCGACTGCAGTTTTTTGTGAAAGTATTGGTTTTCCACCTGTCGCTGCAACTAATATATCAACCTTTGTTTCTTCATCATCAATCATAAATGGAACGATTTCCGGTTCTATATCCATTGAATCGCAAGTCGCTTTTAATCCACTATTAAACATTCCGATGAATGCTTTAATGAGATTTAATCTTCTTGTGAGATATTCAGATAAAACTTCTTGCTTTTCCTGCACTTTTAGGTGTGCATCAAGAAATAATAGTTTTAAGGCACGACCTGAAATATTTCCTAACCCTTTGACAGATTCAAAAGATAAATTAGGAGTTTGGGTAAGCGAATAGATAAGATTTAACAACGTTTCAATCTCAAGTTTTACTGCTTCCGGTGCCTGCTGCCATGAAAGATATTTTGCATCGCTGTCTCTATCTCCTTCGATAATTGAACCTGCTTCGCCTTTTCTTCCGAAACCCACTAATTGACCTTTGATAAAGATTTTAGGTGAAGCATGATAGTCGTTCGTGTCTGCGAAATTAGATAGTAATTTCTCTAATCTGTCAATCAAACTTTGAACATCTTCCCATTCGGTTTGTTCCTGCTTGCCGTACACAATAGGTATCTTGCCGAGTTCAATCTTCTTTGGAAATCCTTCTACAGCCTTTTTGTCGGTTATATTCCACATGAAATGCTGACTATCTGTATAAGTCTCAAAAAAAATAATATCTTTATCATCCACTTTTTTAGTGAATTCACGTGAAAAGGCTATCATATCGCCAAAATCATCAAATGTAGGAAATAGCTTATCACCTTTCAGTGTTGAAAATACTGCTGCTCTTAACTTGTAATTGCTATCAAAGCCGTATAATGCTTTTGTATTTTTGTCTTCAATCGGGTACCAATACTCTGCCACTTCCGTTGTAGAGTACATCACTCTTGCTATTTTTCTATTAAGAGAGGTTTCTTTGTTCTTAATAAGAATCTTTTTTATGCCGTTTAATACGGTTTTTTCCGCTTCTGATAGCGGTTCGTAGTTAAGGCTGATTGGATTACCAAAAGAAAACGAAACAGCCCTTTTTACGATGAGTTTTTGAATCGCAATGGCTATTCTCGCAACCTGCTCAATTTTGGTACCTTTTTCTGCCGTTTCGCTGCCATCAGAATAAGTTGCTGTTTCCGTTCCGCTATCCATATCGACTTTTACTTTTTTATTCGGACGTTTAGTCTCGTCCATTACATCATGATTCTTAGGTTCGAGCTGATTTTTAATTGTCGTTATATCCGGCAACGGATCAGGACGTGATTTTTTGATTTTGTCTACCAATTCGGTAACATCATTGCTTGTAAGTAGTAGTTTTAATTCTTCTGTATTCATAGTTAATAAAATATTCCGGTTAAGTCTTTTATTCTCTTTCCTTTGCCGAGTATTTCGGTAAGGAATATGTATCTTATAGCATCAATAGCATGATTGAAGGCATCTATTGGCAAATTCAACCATTTCCCTTCTTTATCTTGCTGATAGGTGTAGTTTCTAAATTCTTTGATTATATTTGTACTTCGTCTTGTGATACAAAATCTATATTCAAGCATTTTTGTGATTCCTGCTTTCACAGAGCCTTGATATTTATCTACAGGAATAGCGTTTATACCTGCATTTTTGATTTCTTGAATCATTCTCGGGTCTGCACTTTCACTTATTATTCTATTGATATTGTTTATTTTTAATTCTTTGATAATATCTGATGTAAGCATGTGAGTTCGATAGAATACTTCATCCACATAAACATTTTTTCTCGATCCGTCAATTGATAATTTTACAGCAGTCGAAGGGTCATTTGTGAAGCCGAAATCCATCCCGTATAAGTTATTCTTAACAAACGGATATTCATCAATAATCTCTATATTTTTAAATATCAATCCTTCAATGGCTGCTTGTATTCCTAACCCATAAATCTTCCAAAGGCTGTCATTCTTTGTACGCAAACTTTCAATTTCATCTATAATGGTCTGTTCAAGGAAAGGATTGTCTTTATAAGTAGATAAGACGTGTTTTGTTCGTTGGTCTTTGTTGAGTTTGTTTATCCAATGTTCATCCGTAAAAGAGGGATTATAGTCAATTATCGAAAATTTTGTTGTCCTAAGTTTTAATTGCTGAAATTCTAAGGCCGTAAGTTCGTTAGCTTCGTTTGCAAATAATATATCCCTCTTCCTGCCCCTTAGCTTTTGTTCGTTATCGGTGCTGAAAAATTCAATCCACGAGCCGTTTGGAAATGTATAAACTAACTCAGATTTATTAAATTGCTTGCTGTCCCACAACAGCATGTTCATCATTATTTCTTTGAAGTCTACCAAAACGGAGCCTTTCAATGCCGGAAGTGTTCCACGCACGATAGATATTCTTGTGCCTTGATTAAGCAAACAAAATGTAATTATCCAAATAACAATGTTATAAGTTTTTGAACTATTATGACAAACCGTGCCATCTTCTATCGTGAAATATGGAGAATTGTCTAACTCAAAGCCAAAGTAATCTCCAACTCCTGCATTTTCTATTGATATAGTTGTGCTGAAATAATTTCTATTGCAATCTTTGCCCTCTATTCGTTTTCTTGGCACTTTAATATATTTGTTTAAGTCTTTGAAGTTAGAATGGTTTATTTCAATGGAATACGCCTTGCTTTTGTATAAAGTTCCGTTGGCTCTTTTCATATTGGCATTTACCTCTATAATTCCATTCGTGTAAAAACCGCTAATTCTGCATATTTCTAAAACTCCCTCAAGTATTCTTCTATTTTTTTGGGAAATAGATATTGTTTTTCTTCCTGTGCTACACCAATCACTATCTATTAAACCTGCCAATAACTTCAATCTATTTTCATATGAATTGTATATGTAGTCTTCAGGTATATGTTTATTTTTTATCAAATCATAGTCTCTGAAACTATCTCTAAATTCTCTTGTTTTCCCTTTTAAAGATTTATTTTTAGTACCCTCTTCACAAATCATAAATCTGTGAGTAACTGCATCAACTTTATAGGCATATGTATCGAGTGTTTTAGCAAAGTCATAAAACCATTCTTTAATTTCGTTATCAATATTTGTTATTTCATGAGGTCTTATCGAACACCCATCGCCAAGCCACATTCCAAGATAATAAGGATCAATCATTGTCTCCTTTTCTGGCAAATGGCACATTGTATTTTTAAATCCCGTATATTTTAATCTAAACTTTTCGCTTTGCTGTGTAAAATACTTAACATCGAAGTCGTGTATTTTTTCTTTATCAAATGGCTCATATACCCATTTCCTTTTTTCGGCACTCTTGTAGCCCTCAATAGCTATTTTTCGACCCTGTGTCCTTGTTTGCTTTAATGAAAGTATATGATTTTCATTTACAATATAATCAACCCCTCTTTTCTGCTTAACTTTATACAGCTTGCTATTTCCTTTATGTGTAGAGATAACAGTATTATACCCATCTCCCTGTATATTCATTACTTTATCCCCAATCTCTATGAGTTGAACTGCCTTTAATCTGCCATCATACATACGCACAAGAGTTCCCTCTGCAAAGCATCGAGCTGAACCTTGAGCGGATAACGTTGTGTAGCCTTCTCTATATGCCTGCTCAACCTCCCGATATATCTTTGTTGTCAGTATTTCCATTTAGCTGTTCTTTATCGTCAATTATTCTTACCGTAATAGGTTCAGGAACTAAGTCCTTGCCATCTTTTCCGGTTAGTTCAGTATTGTATTTATTTTGATATTCTTCCGGAACTTTGTTTGTTAATGTAAATATTATTGCTGCTGTGTCCGGTTGATAGTGCTTATCTATAATTGTTTGCTCCTTGATTTTAGGTTTAAACTTTCCGCTTTCATCTTTGTCTTTACTTTCAACCATTACAACTTTCTTTTCTTGAACCGTATAGCCTTGTATTTTTTTAAGTAAAGATTTTTTCGCTTCCGCTGCAATAAATTCATCGTATTCACCTTTAGCATTTTTAATTGCTTCGGAAAATTCGGGTTTGTTTTTTAGCCAATCGTAATAAGTATCTATGTTAATGCCTATCTGTGAGCATATTTCAGCAATAGTATAACTATCCTTCTTTATTAAGGAACAAATATTTTTAACTATCCTTTTATTATACTTTGCCATAACTTACATTTTTTGGATACCTATTCGGGATTGATTTCTCTCCTTTTTTTGGATTATGTATATTTAATATAGTATTTTTATTCTTATCCACATAAAATTGTTCTCTTTCTCTTCCATTTTCTACACATTTTTCAACAATGATTATTTCAGGCAATAAATTTTTAGCAAACAAATTTAAAAGCCATTGCTTTTTCTCTGTGTTCAATCTATCTAATTTAGAAATGTGCTGTTTATATCTTGTTTTAGGATTTTTTGACTTTCCAACATATTTGACTGTTTTTTCGATTGGACAAATCAAGTAATATATATATTCTACCATAATCTTATATTTAATTGTCTTTGATACTCATGTAGTTGTTTTATTTTATTTTTTTCTTTTTTAACTACAACTGAATCGCCGAATATTTTTTTTAATAAAATAGTATCGTATTTTTCTGTCTGCATAGTGCGTTTCCCGGCTTGTCCTCCTTCGAGTAGAAATGTTGAATTTGCTTTTTGTCTAAAATGAAATCTCTTATCAATAAAACAAAATCTATTATAATAAGCATTTAATAAATTAATCCAATGTGATTCACAGGCTGTTGTATTTTCATTAAAGAATAAATGCTTATCTTGAATTAAGCCAATTGCACAACCATTTATATATCCGTTTAACATGAAAGGTTTATGTTGATTATAATGAACTGGTTTTGGATCATTATTGAATCCAAATAATTTAGCTCCGATATTTTTTGTATTGTAATAGCAATCGTCAATAATATTTTTTATTTCTATTTCTGTTAATTTTTGATTATTTACATTATAAAGTCTTTCAACACTTACAATATCATCATCAACCATAAATAAATCTTTGTAATTTTCATACAAAAATTGCCTTATTGATGATAGATTTTTTAATGAATTGTGTGTTATAATTTCACAATCGTTAAATTTTTTATATTCATCTAATTCCGTTATATCAACACACAAAATTTGTGAATCGATTTTAGTTAGAACATTTGAAGCCCTGCCTTTTGAAGGTACTATTATTTTAACAGACATGATTTTATCTTTTGAATATCTATAACATTTGTTTTTCTAATTTTTCCATCTCCACAATCTGAAATATAATTTTCATTTAAACAAAATATCTCTCTTATGAATTTTTCATCAATTTCGTTGTGTATTGGAATTATAAAACATTCATGTGTTTCAAAAAACTCTTTAACAATTGGTAGTTGGCAATTTTTGTCGTTATATTTATTTATTCCTGTTTCAAATTCAGCATCGTTTAAATTTATTTTTTCTAATGTTTCAATTGTTTCCGGGATATCAATACCCCACTCTTTTACTTCAATATCAAAAGTAGAAGCTAATGATTGCACAATATCTTTATCCCATTCAAGATTAGCTTTTTGAGTAGCGTTGTCAGCCAAACATAAATCTCTTCCTTGTTTTGTGTCAATATCAATATCAGTTCGTTTAACTGCTATTAACTTGGTGCCATCGCTTTCAACAATGATTACATCTTCAATGCCTATTTCGGCACACTGTTCTGTACTTTTATTTCCTGCAATTATTTTATTATTTTTGTCAAGCAAAATTGAACGTCCTGCCCCGAATTGTCGGAATGATTTATCCATTAAATGTTTACCATATTCCGTTCCTTTGTTTGCATTTTTATCATCCGGAATCAAGTCGGATATCTTTGCGTTTTTAACTTTTGCCATTTTATTTTTTAATTAAGTTCATAAATTCGCTTCTTGCAAGGGAATCTTCTTTGAATACTCCTGTAAGATAACTCGATGTCATTTTGCCGTTTTTCTTGGCTCCACGCATCGTTTTGCAATTTCCACTTATCGTAAATCCATTTTGCAATGTTTTCCGCTGTAGGATTGAAAGGAAGAATGTAATTTAAACTTTGATGGTCAAGTTTATCGTGAATCAGTTTCTTGATTTCGGTAAAATAAACTACCATTCCGTTATTATTAAGTTCTTTTGCTTTACAATGCACAGTTACTTTCCAATTGTGTCCATGTAAGTTAGAGCATTTGCTTTCATAGTCTAAATGCAGTTTATGAGATGCCGATATTTCCAACTTCTTTGATACGTAATGCATTTTTTCATAATTTTCCGCAAATATAAGCATTATCTAAATACAATTTGTTATTTTTTTGATTTTTTTTTAAAAATATTTCTATAATACGGAAAAGAGGTTGTTTTTGTAGAAAAAAAAAGAGAGCAACTTTTAAAGCTGCCCTCCATTAGTAAATACTTAAATAGAATTAGAAAATTATTGTAATACAATTAAATTAATTTACATCAACTCTCGTAACTCATTGATAATGGTTTTAATTTATCAAGCAGTTACGTTTTCAGCATGTAGATTTTTGGAAGGATTTTTGAAATTTAAGAAAAAACTAAAGAATAACGAATAAAGAGTATTAAACTATAACATCTATTATAATATAATTAACTATAATTTGATAAAGATATTTTCTGCAGGGGAGTTTTGGCTATAATTGAAACCGGTTTTATCTGCAATAAGCTGTAATGTTTTTATGGAATAAAAACCGATATGTCCATTTCGAGGAGCCACGTACCAATGCTGTGAAAATTCATAATCGTTTTTACAATTCCAAAAATCAACAATTGAAGTTTTAAGAATTAAAGTTCCTTTTTGTTTTAACAGGGAAAATATATCAGAAAATATTTTCAAAGGGTCAATGCTATGCTCCAATACTTCAATACAGGTAACTACATCAAATTGTCCGGTTGGTCTTGCTTTACTATAAAAAACATCATACGAATGCGAATCAATTCCGGAAGCTTTTAAGGTGTTGCTCATCCTTCCGGAGCCTCCTCCGTAGTCTAAATGCCTTTTCCCTTTCAATATATCATAAAACTGTTTTGCGTTCGTGTGCGGGCGTATTTTGAGGAATTCAGGGTCATATTTTATATAATCTTCGTTATAGATATGCTCTTTGAAATCCTTTTCAGTCCAAGCATTGAACATAGGAGCAAAGATATAATCGCATTCAGGGCAGCGATTATATTGAATCAGTATATCGTATTTTTTAGGTACGTTAATTTCTTTGATAAAAGGAACATTGAAAAAATGATTTGTTCTACTTTCGCAAATTGGACATCTTGTAAACATAGTGTTATTTTTTATTGTTATTTAAAATACTCATTAAAAATTCTTTTAAATTCCGGCTGTAAGAATTTGTTTGATTCACTCCGGAAGCAAGGAGCAGAATACTGCCATTCTTTGACTTTTTCGCATAAATCACCCTTATTAAGTTCATGTTTGAAGCAAGGCTGTTTATCGCATTCAGATTTTATATTTACGGCTGTTATATACTTGTAATACTTTGTTCTACAATCTTTATCAAAGGAATTATACAAAGCAAGGCAGCGTTTATTTATCCCTTCACGGAAATGTACCGCTGCACTATCAACTGTTATTACATCCGTAACATCATAGAGGTCGTTGAGAAAGTCGGAAAGGGTAGGGGAATTGATAAACTCAACATCCTTATATTTTTTATTCTCTCTATGAATTTTATCCGAAACAGATAAATTATTCATATAAGCATATATTTTGTAGTCTTTTTTTACATCTTCAGGGATTGCTCGGTAGATTTCATCAAACTCAATATTTCGCATCATGCAGCTCGATTGGTTGCAGATAAGAAGCGACTTTTGTTTTTTATCAATATTTGATTTCTTTCTTGTTAGTCTGTTTGTTTTTAGCTGAGGCCTAAAATAACTATCTTCAATCTTTTCTATTCCTGCATAGGCAAATATCACTTCAAACCAATCGCTTTCGTTATGATTCGGAATAATCAATTCCGTAAATATTCTTCTCCATGTGTTGTACTTTGAAATTCTATTACTCAATGAAAAATCTCTAAAAATTGGCTTTTCTACGTCCAAAATTTCAACCGGAGTTTGGAACCATTTCAATATGTCAAAATACTTTTTTTGTGTTGCAAAATGTACATTTTTGCCTTTTTCATGTAAATATTTACACAGTGCCGAATAAGCGATTATATCGCCGATTCCACCTCCGCAAATTATCAAAACGTTATTGCATTTTTTATCAATTTTATCGTAGTAGAATGCCAATAACTCTTTATCTGTTATTATTTTATACCACTTATTTTGACTTATATTATTCCTTGCAATAATTACTTCGTTCGGATAGTAAGTTAAATTTCCTTCTTTGCTTGTTGCTTTTTTTGTTACAAGGATATATTTCATATGATTTTATTATTTTCTTCCATTTTTATTTATTATATTTATATTTAATTATTAATAGCGAAACTCCGTGAATTGTATAATTGCCATAGGTTTGCTCAAATCATAATTTTTAAACCAGTCTTTAAAATCGTCAATTGAGAGACCGTCGTTTTTGGCTAAATTTTCAAGATTTAATCCTCTAAGCCAAATTCCTTCCCCTGCAATTGGGTAAAGCAAATCATTAATTCCGAATAAAAGTTTTTGCACTCCCACGCCCGAATCCTTATCTAAACATGCAAATTCAACTTGCTTGCTTCGATATGGTTTATCACTCCAATAGCGTAAACTTAATATAGCTTTACCTTCTTGTACTTCCTTGATGCGTTTTGCCCATAATTCATAATTTTTTCGGCATGTGTGAAACTTTTTAATATTCTCATCATTTAAATAGGGAAATCCTAATGCAGCTAATATCTTTTCTACAAAGAATGTGGGTTCTCCTTCCATTTTATGCCCTTTCGGAAACGTTCTGCTGACTAATAGTACATATGTTTTCATAAAAAAGCCGTTTTATAACCCCGTATAGGGATTGTGATTAATATTAAAGTTAATTACTCGTATCATCGGTTAGTTTTATCATCTCGAATTGTAGTTTTTTTGTTACAAGGATATATTTCATAGATATTTCTATTTAAATAAATTATAGTCTCTATCAACACAACATTCCGGTAAGTTCTTACGATCTATTCCTGCTGCTTTTAATAACGAATCTTTAAAATAGACTTTTTTATTGTATTTTTGCACTCGCTTCCAAACTGTATTAAAAAATTTAATTAAATTAAGTTCTGAATATTTGTCAAATTGTTGACCAGATTTTAAACCGATTAAATATAGGTCGCAAAATTCTAACGATTTATCAATCATATCCATGCTTGCCGTAAAATCAATTATAGGTTCAATACTTGCAAATGTTAGAAATCCTTCATTGTGAAGTAATTTCATTGCTTCTATTCTTTCAGTGTTCGGGCTTGCTTTTGGTTCAAGTTCGTCGTGTCCTGTCAAGGTAAATCCAAAAGCTACATATTTTCTACATTCATTTAAATTTAATACAAACATATCATAAAATGTGTTAAATACAATAGAATTTATATTTCCTATATCTGCGTCTTTTGATAGTATTTTTATTGGTACTTTATTTGTAACACATTCCCATGCAATATTTCTTGTCAATCTGAATGTTTTAGGTAACATAGGATCGGACGAAAATGCAATAAATAATCCATACTTTTGATACTCTCCTAAATTGTTTCTTAACTCTTTTGCAAACATTGTGTAAGCATGTTCTTCATCTCTGAGACATTTCTTTAATTTTGGTATATTACCACCTAATACAGATTTAAACCTTCCTGTTTTTAGATAACAATATTCACATTTGTTGGAACATCCAATATATGCACTTACTCCGTATTTACCATACTCTTGTGCTTTCCCTTTTGATTCATAAATTATTTTTCCCATGATTATTTATTTTTAAAAGTTAATATTTCTTGATATAATTTCAAACAATTGTATCTATCCATAACTTCGTCAAAATACCGCTTGCCCTTATTATGTAAAATAACGGCTTTTTTTACGTCTTTTTTGGAATTATGATAATTTTGTACCACAATGAACATTTCGTGCGATTTTAGCGGGTTCCTGCGGTCGTGGAGGGTATATTCGCTCCTCCCTAAGATTCGATTTGCTTCTTTTACGTAAATAGGGGTTAGTTGTAATATACCTTCACTTTTCCCGTCCGAGTATTTCGGATTTGGATTTGCTTTCGATTCCTGCCATATAATAGCCAATTCAATAAGTTCGAAGTCGGTCAATGGAACAAATTGTTTTTCGGTTTTGACGGATTGTTTTTCGGGAATAATTTTAACCGACACTACAAGGATACTGCATAAAAGTATTATAATGCTTATCCATATTATAAGTAAAAATAATTTTAATTCTTTCATAACAAATTATTTATAATGGTTTATTTCTAATGTATTTATGTCGATTGCTTCTCCTTTTTCAATCAAACCCGCAATATCAAAATGCCATTTTACAAGGTGTTGAATAAGTCCGAACTCTAAAACATACAATTGAAAATTATATGTTAATTCTCTATATCCAAGATACAATAATTTAAGTTTTGGTACGAATTTTTCTCCTTTGTGTTCAATTTCTTTTGTTAAATCGGAAAGTGGATGTAAAATAGGCTTAATATTATCAATTCTGAAAGTAGTCCCATTTTTGCTTATATAAAATTCTGGTGCTGTTGAATTGTAACATAAATTAGTATTTTTTAACTCTCCTTTATATGTGTATATGCTCCGAGTACAATGTATTATTAAATCACTTGTATAACTCATTGACAAAAATTCTTGCTTAGTCATATTATTGCTTTTTAATTGTTTCCATTATTACAATAAATATAATTTCCAATTCTTAAATCTGTTACTTTCATGTATTTAGTCTTTATCTAATCTGTTAAATAATCGTATATTTTATTTCTGCTTTCTTTCCCTTCGAATAGCTCAGCGCTTGTAGATGTTACAATCGCATTATGATGAGGATGTAATCTGTTCATATATTTAATTAACACACGTGCCGCCTCCTCAAAATTACAGTGCTTTTCTATCTCTTTTATTTCTTCAATTGCAACAGTGATTCCTTCCTTAAATGCAATTGCACTAAATTCATTTTCTGTATTTTCGCAAAAAAATACAGCATCACGTCTTTTTTCTAAAGATTCAATTATTTTTTCAATTAATGATTCCATGATTATTTATTTTTAAAATAGTTATTTATCTCTGCAATATAAAATTCTATCAATTATTTTCATCGTTATTCTCCTTTCTTAAATCTTGTATTAATCTTTATATTGTTTAAAATCAACATTCACATTCGGACTTACATACCCAATCACATTCCGTCTCTTTACCTTTAAAACACAGTTTGGCACTCCTTTTACAATGTGCGATGTTATCCGTATTTTAAGCCAACTCCCGCACTCTGAAAGCACCTCGCATTGCATACGTGTTTGTTGAATACTTCCTGTTTTTTTATCGTATTCGCTTTTTAGATAAGTTGCCATATTATATTAAATTTAAGGTTAATTGACTTATGTAGGCTTCAAATCGTTTTATCATTGAATTATAATAATCCACGTCAAGTTCTATTCCTGTAAAGCGTAGATTCATGTTATTGATTTTATTTGCTTTGTCTATTGCTATTGCAATACTGCCACTTCCTAAATGAGTATCTAAAATCAAATCTCCTTCGCTTGTGTAATTATGTAAAAGCCATTTATACAGTTCAATTGGTTTTTGTGTTGGGTGTATTTTTCTTTTATCTTCAACTGATACATGAAGTTTTCTGTAAATTTTTGCGGGAACCTTACAGTTAGTCCAAGCCATTTCACACATTGCAAAACTAAAATCTTCTGCACTTGATTTCTGCCAAATTATAAAATATTCACTTGTTGGTAATTCAAAATTATTTGCCCCCCAAATGATTTGATTTTTAGACACCCGAAATAACTCGTCAAAGTATTCTTTTGTTGGTTTTTCGTTATTCCATTGTCCGTTTTCGCTACCATATTTATTTACATGACTACCACCTTTTTTAAATCTTTCTAATCCATACGGCGGGTCTACAATTGCAATATCATAGTATTTATCGGGAGTTTCCCGCATCAAATCCATGCAGTCGCCGTGATAAAGTTTAATATTTTCGTATTCTTTTAATATGTTAAAATGTTGCATTATAATCAAATATTTCAATTATCGGTTCATTAAATATTTTAGTTAAACTTTCATTGTAATAGAAATCTATCTCTCCGGTCGTGGCTCCGTTCCTGTGTTTTGCCATTATCAATTTTCCATGCCCTTTTTCTTCTGTGTTATCATAATACTCAGGACGATGAATGAAAAGCACGCTGTCGGCATCCTGTTCGATGTTCCCGCTTTCCCTAAGGTTTGATAATGTCGGTATTTTCCCTCTGTTCTCTTCGCTGCTCCGATTCAATTGACTTAAAAGAATAATAGGCACGTCTAATTCTTTTGACAATGCTTTTAATTGTCTTGTAATGTTTCCAATTGCCATATCCCTCGTTTGTCCTTTTTCCTGTTTTATATCCATAAGTTGCAAATAGTCAATAAATATAATATCACAAGCGCCTTGTTTTTTTTTCTTATAAGACGTTGATTTTATATAACTAAATGAAACGCAGCTGTTGTCATCAAAATACATATTCATGTTCTTAGCCAATAACGATGCATCGACAACTTTTTTGAATTCAAGATCATCCATCCATCCGTTTCTATACCTATCTGTTTGTACCGAATCATCCAATTCAGATAATATCAACCTGTCGGCTAATTGTTTGTTTGTCATTTCAAGAGAAAATATCAAAGGAATTTTATCAAAATGGACTGACATTTTTGCAATTGATAGCATAAAAGACGTTTTCCCCATTGCTGGTCGTGCTGCTAATATGTGTAATCCTGTCTTATATCCACCGTTTAATATGTTATTTAATTTAGTTATCGGTGTAGGAATGCCAAGAGGTTTACCGCTTTTATTTGCTTGTATTCTTTCGTGTATTTCTTCTAATGCTTTGGTAACTGGAACGCTTACATGTTCAATCGTTGATTTTCCATAGCAATAATTTGTTATTTCAAATATACGTTTATCAATGTACTCCACCAAACTATCAAGCGTTTCGGCTTCGAAATATGCTTTTGTATTTAGTTCCGCACTGAATGTTATTATACTACGCTTTATATAGTATTCTTTAATCATAACAGCGTAATACTCAATATTAGCTGATGAACTTATTCGGTTCGTTAGTTCGGATAAATACTCAAACCCCCCGATGACTTCCTTTTCATTTCTTTGGATTATTGATTTTCCTAATGAAAGCAAATCTATTTGTACCCCTTCCCGAAACATTCTTACAAGGTGCTTATAAATAGTTTGATGTTTAATGTCGTAAAACATATCTGTATTTATAATATCAACTATTTCATAAATTGATTTTCCTTCTAAAATGCATATTCCCAATAATGCTTTTTCAAAATCTAAATTATACGGCAGTACTTTTGCTAATTCCATTTTGTTATTTTTTTAATATTTCAAAATATTTTTGTCGTTCAATTTCTAAACGGTCTACAATGCTGATTTCAGATTTTTTGCGCTCTACTTTTCTTAAATCGTCTTTTCTTAAATTCATGTAATTAAAAAAATGATTTTTAAATTCTTTTAAATTAGTTATTTTGTTTCCTTTGGCTTCTTGTACTATAGGAAAATTTTCTAATTCACTTAAAATTGTTTCTTTTTCTAATTTTAAAAGTCGCAGTAATGAATTAAACCATGATTCTTCTTTTTTAGCATGTTCTACCAAATCATAATAAGTATGATATTCTAAATAATTAAATGGTTTTTCATCGATTGGAATTTCATCTTCTTTATTATTTTCTTTACTTTTATTTTCTTTATTAATATTTTCTTTTAATGATTCAATGAATTTTTCAAATTTTACTTCGTTATCTGTTATTAGTTTTATGTTATCTGTTATTAGTTTATATATATGGGTAGGTAGCGGTATAGGTAGAGTAGTAGGCAGCGGTTGCAGTAGCGGTTCTGGTAGAGGTACAGCAGCGGTATCATGTGAGGTACTTTTTAGTACCGCTATTTTTATTAACGGTGCCTTGTATTCGTTAGTTCCTTTCTCATATTCTATAAGATTCCATGAAACTAAATCATTTAAACATGAATAGTATGTTTTCTTATTACCAATACAAGCACCAGCCATACCTAAATCAAACGGAACCTTAAACCACTCTATCCAATTACTTCTATTATTTTGATTGATAAGGAATAAGTATAAACTAATATGTTGAGGCGTTACTCTTTCTTTTGCATTATTAAACACCCACGAATAAAATGCCTTTATTTGCTCAAAACCGTTAATTCTATATTCGCTCATATTAAAAACCTTTATCTACTAAATTATAATCATTACAATCTATAAACGTTATTCCATTAAAATTATAATCATAAGTATAATATTCTATATTACATATAGATTGTAAAGGATATTCTATTTTATCGGTATATAAAGAAGGTAAATAAACAAAATTATCAGATAAATTAATTATTTCTAATTTATAATTTGAAAATTGTCTTTTATTTAAATACTCTATTATCCCCTTAATATATCCAATAGCTTGCATAAAAGAATTATTATTTATTTCTTTTCTTTTTAATTCATACAATGCTATATTTAAGTAATTATCATATATATAATCCCTTTCAATATTGTATGTTATTAAATCAGCAATCCCGTAATTTCCTATTTTTACTTGTCTTAATTTTTTGCCTGAAATTATCAATCCATGTTCACATAACAATTCATTATCTGTATTAAAAATAATGTCTTCAAGTGTTTTTTCAAAAAACTCTTTCATAGTAATTCTCCTAAAAAAATAAAAGCAAAAAGGAAGGAAATAAGCTCAGAGTTTAGGGTAGAAAGTTTAGCTTTCCGTTCTTTACAGGTTACGGCTTCCTTTATGCTTTTAATATGTTTTAAAAAAATAATATACATTTTTAACTCTGATTAATTTCAATACAAAAGTACACAAAATTTTAATACGTTTTGCAGCTTTTGTAAAGATTTTTTAAATTTATAATCGTTTTAAATTTCATTGTAAGTATAATATTTTTACATTGTTGGAAAGTCTATTATCGGATATTCTTTCGCTTCCGCTTCCAACGTGAGAACGGTTTTCGTAAATTCCATTGTTTTTTCAAAACCATTAGGAAAATAAAGTCGGTGCGTTCTCATAGTTCGTTATTAATATTTCAGTTCGTTTATTTTTTAAATTGGTTCTTTCTCCAATGTAAATTATATTCAATTTGCGTTCTTTTGCTTGGTTTAAAATAAACTCATTGTCAAATTCACTCATTGCAAACATACACTTGCTATTTTGTAGTGTATCAAATAAATCAACGCTATCCTGTTCGGTAAATGAATGGCTGTAATTATCATTTGTTGCAATGTATGGGGGGTCTGCATAAATTAGAGTTTTTGCCTCATCATTTCTTCCATCAGTTTGAAAAGAAATATCCTTTATAAACTTTCTAAAATCAGTATTGCCAAACTGCACACCAAAAAGATATTTTGCAGTTGCATCAAGCAAATATTCAAAGTTTTCAGGATATTCATTTTTAGTTGCTGTAAACCTCATTTGCTGTCCAGTTCCCAAAAATGTAAAGTTGCTTAAAAATATAAACCTTAAAGCCTTTTTTATAGGGTCTGTTTCATTATTTTTCTTCCAGTGTTCTAATAATCCAGCGTGTATTGGCATTAATTTAAACGCTTCTTTCAATTCGTTTTTGTTATTCGTAGCAACTTGAAATAAATTAAAAACATCGTTATCAATATCATTAACTAAATTATAGTTTGCTTTTGGTTTATTAAAAAACATACCACCAGCACCAAAAAAAGGTTCAATATAAATTCTATGCTGTGGGAAATGCTTTTGTATTTCCTTTGCAATTTTTTGTTTATTTCCTAATCTTCTTAAAATCATATAAAAAGCCCTCCATTTAAAGTTTCGTTAGCTAACCGACAATAGTTTGGATTTATTTCGTGCATCGAAACGCATGATAACACTCCATAAACGCAATTCTTAAAACAGCGTTTATTACGATGTTACCGCCCATTTAAGAGCGCAAAGAAATTAACCATTCACCGACTGAATTAATTAATGTTTGAATAGTTTCTTCATGTTTTGCTGAAATTCTATTTCTTGTAATTGCAGACCTATCTCCTGCAAGTGTTCTGCTTAATTCAGCCCAATTAATAAAGTCTTTTGGGTATGGTATAAAGTCTATTTTAAAGTAGATGTAATTCAAGTCACTTTCATCAAGCGGATGTCCTTGCATTGCTCCATCTACACCAGGAATAATTTTTTGAATTTCATTCCATATTTTATCTTCATCATCACAATGTTCACCGTATTCTTGATTTTCAACTTCAAACGTGATATAATCATCGTGAATAGTTCCACCAAGTTTTTCAATTGCTTCGATTTGTGTTTTAGATATTGCTCTCATCGTGGTAGTTATTATAGGGTTTCAATAAAATTAATTACTTCGTTTGCTGAATTTTCTTTCACTCTTTTCAGGCTTCTTTTTGCTAAATAAAGTAAATCCTCTTTATTTTCACACCCGTAATTGTCTAAGTCAAAATCAGGAGTTTTATTTCCAGTTGTTAATGTGTAAATACCGTTGTTTTCCCAAATTTTCATTTCTGTAATCCCGTCTGATGCAAGGATGTTTTCTAAATTAAATGTTGCTAAAGTTTTCATCGTTGTAAATTTTAATTGTTATTAATTTTGTTTTTCATCCCATTAAAAAAAAGCACAAAGGAAGAGATTAGGGAGCATACATCGGTAAGATTGTTTCCCTTCCGCTCCTTTCGGTTTACGGCTTCCTTAGTGCTTTTTATTTCCTTAAAAAAATTATTCATGTTCAAGTATGCTTTTAAAATCTACTGCAAAAATACACAAAAATTTAATACGTTTTGCAGTTTTTGTAAAGATTTTTTAAATTTATATTTGCTATGGTTCATTATCATAATTGTCGCATATCTGTTTATCTCGGCTTTCGTTATTGCAAGTAAGGTAATATAGGCAATCACCGCAAACCTGATTTGTAACATCGGATATATAGCAGTTTTTTGCTAACAGCAGTTCATGTTGCTCGGCTAATGCCATTTTCACTTTTTTATCAATTCCTTCCCAATTTGTAATATTACCTTTTCGTTCAATTATCGAGTTAACTGACCGCAAAATGTCATTAGCCTCTTTCAGTAGTTGTAATTTACTTTTCATTTTTTATTTATTTTAGTTGTTAATTCCATATTAGCAGTCATATTGCCCTAATACTTGTTAAGGCATTTTTCACTACAAAACCCTATATAAGCAGTCGTACTATGCTCAACACCACATTGAGGACAATACGAACTACTACAAGCAAATAAAAGCAATTTCTGTTTTAGCTCAAATGAGCGTTTCCAATACTGCTTCCTGTTTCCATAATAAGTACCATTTCGCTCATTATCTGCTATCAGATTAGCAAGGTGGTTTAATTCACCTTTTGTGAATTTTATCGTTTCCATATTTTATTCTCCTCCATGTATTTTACGAACTTCTACGGATACATTTTTGCATAGTTTTTTGTGTTCCGTTCCGATATATCCACTTCCGATATATCTCTTGCAGTATGGACAATATCCGTGTTTTTTAGAGGCTTTTGTGTTTAATTTTATCGTTTCCATATAATATTTTTTGATATTTTAAATGTGTTTTTGTTTTTAATTTTCTATTTAGTTTATTTCGTGCATTGAAACGCACGATAACACTCCATAAACGCAATTTAAACAGCGGTTATTCCGATGTTATGAAACAGATTGCTTTGCTCCACACTTATCACATATTTGCTCTTGTAGGAATCCGAAATGGTCGAATGAATGGTTTAGCCACTCATGGTCGCACAACTGTTCGCTTCGCCCTACAACATCAGGTGTAGAACAGTTTTTTACTTGCTCTACGTACCATTCAGCAAAGTCTGCTGCTATTGACCATCCTATAAGTTGGTTCTTGTTCATACCGTTTATTTCGGCAAATTCATCTAATTTTTCTCTTGCATTCATATTATTAAGTTTAGTGTTTCAATTCCGTAAAAACCGATTCCATACCTGCGAAACGTTATCGGCAACCTAAGAAACAGCATCTAATTGGCTTTCGAGTTCTTTGATTTCAGAATTTAAGTCATCAATTTCGGATTCAAGTTTTTCAATTTGATAGTCTGCTTGCTTTCTCATATCCTCATTTGTTTCTCTTGTTGCTTCAAATCCATCTGAAATTTTATCATATAAATCAGTTCCCAAATCTTTTGATAACTCACTTGCCTTTTCATCGGTAATATAAGGGCATAAGTCTGTAATGCAATCTTTCAAATAGTCGATTATAGTATCTTTTGCTTCCGATATTGCCTTGTCTATTTTTGAACAAGTATGTGAAAAATCTAATCCCATTTTATTTAATTTTAAGTTAATGATTCGATTGATAAAAGGCAGCCGATAATTATTTAAGTTTTTGATTATTTATTTAATTAGGTTTATACTATTTTAAACTTTTTTTAATTATTTTATCCTGTTCTTTTCCAACTTTGCATCCGATTATGCTGCAAACTGTTACGATTATAACGATTGCAAAAAACACAATCCAAACTGCTGATAATACGATTTTTAGTGTTTCCATGTTAGTAAATTTTTAATCGTTAATAAAATATAATCCTTTAATGTACGTTTCGTTATAATTTCATTTGCTGTTGTCAATTCCTCTTTTTTCTTTTTCAGTTCACTTTTAAGATACTCTACTTGTTTTTCTGACTTATTAAGTTCGATGGTCAACTTAGCATACAAGTCTTCATAGTTTAATGAACTATACTGAGTTTCATTATCCTTTTTAACTTCGATTATAGGGGTGCATCTGTAGACAATATAGGTGTTTTTATGTGAACTTGCTAAGAAGTGAGCCATAGCCCTGATTACATCTATATGCCTATCTTTTAATAATTTTTCTTTTATGATATATGTTGTCATAAGTTCATAAATTTAACGTTAATTTTTCGTTCGGTAATGGTATTTCAATATTCAAATATTCGGCTGCAAATTGTCGGCATTGTTCGTGATATTCCTCTTGTTTTGTGGTTGTATTGTCGGTTGTAGATTTTCGGATGTTTAATAATTCTCCGGTCGCTGCATGAATTTCTAAACCTTCCAAAAATCGCTCTTTTAAGAAATCATGTATGTTTTCTGCTGTGAAGTTTTCGCCGTTAATTTTATTTATTGCTAAACGGATCAGCTCGACAACCACACCCCAATAATATTTATTTTGTTGGTCGCTTCTTTTGCTGCCTGCTTCTACCGTTATATTAACAGGCTTGTTTTTCTGTGTTGAAATTTTATGCAAAAAGACGGGAAGCTCGCTTTTGTTAATTACGAGCCTTCCGTTTTTAATATGTCCTTTTGCTGTTATTTTCATTAGAAATACATTTCAATTAGTTTTTTAAAGTCTTCAAAACTGCGGGCGATTTTATAAATATATCCGTTTTCAAGACATATTTTTTCAAAGGCTTTTTGTGATTCATTTTGTGTGCCCTTCTTTGTTTTCATTTCTATGAATAAAACTTGACCTAAGCCACACATTAGAATCAAATCGGCAACACCTGCCCGCACTCCCTCGGCTTTCAGTTTTGATGCTACAACAACATTTCTTTGGCCGCCGTTCGGTACTGCAAATAACATGTTTTTGTAAGAGGGGTATTGCATATCGAACCACCTCACACAAGCTACTTGCAAATTATGTTCTTCATTTTTCATTGAAAATCTTTTTATCGGTTATTAAGCTGCGATTAGTCTCTAAAAACAAGATTAAATTTTCACACATGGCATATAACCGTGATATATCATTGCTGAAATTGTAATTGTATAGTTCCTCGTGTATATTTACGTTTTTTCCACTCATTTCGACCACTAAATAAACGAATGTTTCAATATTTATTCCACTTTTGCTTAGACAAAATGGATAAACCACATGCTGCCAATTCTTAAGGTATTTGAACGCTTGATATTTTGCAGTAGTCTTTATGTCAATTATCGTAAATTCTTTTACCTCGTCAATATAACCATATAAATTTACAATGTTATCATTTACCTTTAAATCGGCACTGCAAAAATATTGTGGGATTGCTCCTTTAATCTTTTCGGATATAGCTTCGCATATAGCTTTGTCAAATGTAAATTCCCTGTCTTTGTACTTTACCGTATAGATTTCTTTTTCTTCCGTAAATGTAATTTTATCGGATGTAATCTTGTGGGCTAATACATCAACCAACTCATTAAATGCTGTTCCTTTGTCCGCTGCGTCGCTGTCAAATGGCACACGGTTAATTTTATCAATAAGTTCCTGTTTTGCTTGCGCTTCGTATTCCGCAAAGCTCATTTTTTCGTTGAAATACTTTTCATAGATACTTTCAGCGTCAAGGTAACGCTGAAAGGCATCTAATAAAGTAGCATAGAAATTATATCGTTTCATAACTTGATGTTTCTTTGTTAAACTTTACGTTCAATTCAACAGCCCTTTTGTTTAACAGTTTCTTAGCTTTTAATAAACTGCTTCCAACATGCTTTAAAGAGGGTATTTTAGTCATAAATTCGGTCAAGTTTTCAGGGGTCTCAATTGCTGATAATTCGTTACTTATAAACTCAATCAAATCATCATACTCTTTTTTCATCTCTTTGTTTTTTTGCAAGCGTTCGTTATACACTTTTATAACTTTTTCGGTTATAAATGTATTGTCAAGTGCATTTCCTTTGTCATCTACCGTATTAGGCACTTCGACAATAGAAGGCAAATTGCATGTGTTTTTACCGTCGTTACGGCTCGTAGGGTCGAAAGTTATTGTTCGTTTCTTTCCTTGTGCTTCCATGTATCCAACAAGGTCTAATTCTGTTACCAAAGCATCGTAATTTGAACCGCCAAATAACGGAACATAACGGTATTCGTCTCCCTCTTGCTGTGTTTGCCTATGTGCGACAAAAATCAAATGCTTATTGAGCAAACTTATTTTCTTACAGAAATTTGAAAACTCGGCTTTGCGTTCTCCATAGCCTTGTAAGGTTAGCATTCCGTTTAATTTTCCCATTTTTGAGTTTCGGCTGATAATGTATTCGCCCATAAAGTCTAATAGCTTTCCGCCTGTGTCAATTATAATTGATTCATAAGGGCGCAAGTCTTCTTTTAGCAAGTTTAAAACATCGTCGTATGATTCGACTTGAACGGTGTCTTTGACGTGTCCGAAGTTTACACGGTGTATCCCTCCGTCGCAGTCGATTAATAACGGGTTCGGTGCTGATAATGAAAGTGTCGATTTACCGACCCCTGCCTGCCCGTATAACAATATTTTTAACTTGGCTTGTAAATTTAGCTCTTGAGGTTTTTTAATTAAATTACTCATCTTAATGTTATTTTTTTATTTATTAATTAGTTATCTGTAAATTGGATTTGTACGCATTCTTTCGAGCTGTTTATTCCACTCCTCCTTTTCTTTATCCCAAATTGGCGTCATTTTATTAAGATATTCATGAATATATTCATTTGCTTTGTCAATATAAAATAGGCATATGTCCTCATCATCAACTGTTTTACAACCATCTTCCCCTTTGAACCTATCTATATACTTAATTGTAACAGTGCCAACTTCATTTCCTATAATTTGATAGGTTATCCTTTTAATTTGTCCAAAAGGTAAATTAAAATCATAACTTAAAATGCTTTTTCCAAAGTCGCTATAAATATTTTCTGCAATCTCTTCGTAACAAGGGATTAAATCATCGTTCCAATTTTCGATTATTTTTTTAAAGGCTTCCATATTATTTATTAAATATTTCGTCAAATATTTTTTCGTTAAATTCGGGCAGATTTTTAATATAATCTACCATATCTTTCGGCATAAAGCTATATGCTGTTTTGTTTTCTACTTTTACAATGGCAGGAATGTTAGCCTCGTACCATTCGAGATTCCCTCTCAATTCTTCAGCATTGTTGAATTTAGGATACCAGCCGAAGCCAATTAACTTATTTTTAACTTCGTTAAATCGGCTTTCTGTAGTCTTTTTATTAAATAATTTTAATTTTGCTCCTTCTAAATTACTACATAAAATACATTTTGATACCCCTGTTATATTTTTACAAAAAAATGAATCATTAACGCCTTTTGAATAATAAACGCCGTATGAATCATTAACGCCGTATGAATTTTGCAACTCTTCTTGAATTAGATTAATAAACTCATCAAAAGAGTATATCTCCACAATTTTAATTATCGAGGCGACTGATTTTTCGCCGTCTTCGGAATCAATACATTCCTTATATGCTTCTACTTTAGCGAATTTGTTCCACTGAACCGATTCGTAAAAATTAAAACAATCATGAGGTAATTTACTAAAATGTAAGCCACAAGCACATTCTTCCAAATCTCCTTCAACTTTGTGAATAGAACCTAATACATTACCTTTCTCATCTTTATAGTCATATTTCCCGTGTTTTGTCGTCCAATCATTTTTGAACATCTTATAGCCTGTTGCTAAGACAGGCATGCCTTCGATTTCTTTTTCCGATATTCTCTTTGTTTCCATTTTTAAGTTATTTAATTAATATTTTATTTATTAGTTATTTGTGATGCTGACAGGAATCGAACCTGCGTGGATTTACCTTTTTAAGAACCTACGATATCAAGGAGGTTTACTTATTTAAATAACCCTCCGTACCGATAGCGTCTACCACTCCGCCACAGCATCATTTTTCAAAGAACGTTTACTTTTGCATTCTCATTTTTTAGTATTTTATATTTTTAATTATTTTTTCGATTTCTTGAAATTCTCCTAAACTGATATATTTTTTAACAATTTTTGGTACGCAATTAAATTTCCTAACCAAAAATTTTATATCATATTCGCATGAATCTGCTTTTGCAAAATTGAAATTTTGACAATGTTGAACAAAAGCATAACATTTTAATTCTAAAAGAGATTGAGGAGTTGCAATTTCGTTGCCATTTTCAATTTCAAAAATTTCCGCAAACAATCTATTCCCGTTTGCGTTTAAATAATCAACACTTTCAGAACATATAAATGCTTCTTTTGTCGAAGTATCATTTACCAAATAATCTAAATCATTTGTAAAACGGTCGCTCCCTAAATTTCTTAGTGCTTGACCTCCTATTAATATTTTATTTAACGTTTCCATGTGTTAATTTCTTTATGTAAAAGTATAATATATTATTATACTATACAAGTGTTTTTATAAATTATTTTAAATTATTCTCATTGATTTTTAGTATATTACAAAACTATTAAATTTTTCATTGATTTTTACCCGTTTTTTTGGCATAATTTCCGATGTTTATTTGTACATCTTCGCCTAAGATGCGCAAATATTTTAATAACGTTCCTTCGCTGAACATGTCTTTTTGCACTTTCATTTTAATTGTATGCGCATGCTGTCTATTGATTTGTTTACCTTTTTTAGTTTTAATGCCTTTATACCATAAAGGACTTTCCATAATTTTTAACAATATTTCTTTCATGTATTTTATTTTTATGTTAATAAAGTGTTTCAGAGTAGCTCGTTCTTTCATCATAGGCTTTACATTTCTTCCCGAAACATAATCCTATCTTGCATATACCTCTTATTTTGCTTCCATTTACGCAAGTATCGGAGTGCGGACAATGATATAATTTCGTTCCTTTATTTATCCTCGACGGCAATATAATCGATTCATCTTCGTGAACGTAAGCAAGAAATATCTTGTTAAATATTACCTTGTTTTTAGCTTCCGGCAATGTTTTTTCTTCCTGCAAAGCCGACTCTGTTAAATACTCTTTTAGTTTCATATTTAGCAACATTTCAAAATTAAATACGTTATCCCTGCCGAAGCAATCATCAAAGAGATTATTTTTATTGCTTCTTTAATTTTTTTAATTTGTCTTTTTCTGGCAAAATATTTCTTATCAATTTTGTTATTCATAATATTTATGTTCAGCACGCTGTCCCCCGATTAATTAAAATTAAATTTCGACATATTTAATGTATATTTCATCGGGATATTTTATTCCCCCCAAAGTTTTTGTGCTAATTTATACTTATCTTCCATTTCATTAACTCGTTTTTTTGCATAAGTTAATGAATAGTTGTGAAGTCGTTGGATGCTACCGTTTTTTATTCCTTCATGTTCGACTTTTGCCTTTTCAAGTTCAAATTCAAAATATTCTATGCTTTCCGGCATTGAAAGATTAATCGTATCTGCCTTCTTTTCCCAGTAGGCTGCTCGTTCCTTGTAGCTTTCTTCTTTCTTTGATTCTTCTACACACTTTCCCATAGCGTTCCATGATTTTTCTAAAACATTACGGTGAGCTTTTTCGCTGTGATGTCCGACCAAAATAGGTTGGCCAAGTGGAATATCCTTAACTAAATTATGGGAATCTTGATAGTGGCTATCTGACTTTTGTTTGGCATTACTTGCATATCCTTGCAATCTTTCTGCTTTTCGTCTTGCCCATTCTTGAACGTTAAAGCCGTCCTCTCTGACGATTGAATAATAGTAATAACCTTCTTTCTCAAAGATAAGATTAAATACTATACATTCGTGTTCATTACCATATTTTGTTTGCAAGGTGATTACTTCACCCTTTTCGTGTTTTTCTTCGCATTTTGCAAGAAAAACGTTTGCCGTGTACTTACTGTATTGATTCATTACTTTTATTCTTTAATTGTTATTTACAAATTTCAGGATATAATTATTCAACAGGGACTTGATGCGAATTTTTTGCATTTTTTAAAATTACAACATTACACGCTTTAACAGTTTCGTCTAATTGTTTAAATCTTGCAATAGCATTGATTTTCTTGTACGCTTTAATTTGTGTAAATGTTCCTTTTACGCTTGCTGAATAAATTTTAGCTTTCATCTTTTTAAATTTTAAATGTTAATTATTAAATGATTTCTTGATACAGTATGAATATATTGTATTATAAATTACTTTAACCGAAAAATTAGAAAGATTAGGCTTTCTTGTTGAGCTTGAAAGTTTCCAAGCGATCGTCCTATCTTTTTCGCCTTTTTCACGTTTGTTTTTTATGAAGTTTTGCAAAATTTCGCTCGCTTCTATTTGTGCCTTGCAAGATTCAACTTGCAAATTATAAATACGTTCCTCTTCTTTTTTGAATTCTTGTTCCTTTTTTCTTTCAATGTTGAGTTGTTTGAAAAACTCAACAACATAAGGATTTTCAAAATTAGGAGAAATTATACATTTCACTCTACAATCAAATTTTTTAGAGACAATAATTTCTTTGTCGTAAATACGAACGAACAAATCGCTAAATAGCACGTTTGCGCATTTAGTTGAGCGACTATTATAATAATTTGATAATTTTTGAAAGCCACTTTCGCAGTCTATTAATTTTTTTTGAGCGATTAGATTTAGAGATCCGTCTTTGTTCAAATATTTTTGTAACATATCTTTTATTTTTTAAATGTTAAAATATTCCTTCAATTCTATAATTTACATTCAATCCGCTAAATAGGTTATGGATTTGAGCTTCTAATTCATCATAATTTGCTTCTTCTTCCGGAAAGAAGTAATATCCGTACGTTGAATTGTACTCAGTATAAAAATCTGAATTAGCAATTGCTTGATGGATTTCTCTTGAATCTTCCGGTGTTCTTGGTGTTACTTTTAATCCTGCTTCCATGATTTTTATTTTTTAATGTTATTTTTATGTGTTATTTATTTACTACAAATGTATAACAAAATATTATACGATGCAAGCATTTATTGAAGATTTTTAAAATTATTCTCTTTGATTATTAAAGCATTACGAAATACTTAAAAATATAGCCTAAAAATAGCTGTTTTTTTGGAAGGATTTTTTGACTTTTTGGGAAAAGTTAAACGAAAAGCGGAGCGCAAACGCCCCACTTCTCAAGTGAACTACCCACCCACGCCAAAGGCGATGGGGTGGGCTTCAGGCTTCATAGAGTGTGCTTTGTTACCAAAGTCTGATTCCCTCTCCACCTTTGTAATCGACAGTCCCTGCCGATGTATTTTTAAACCTTCTTTAAGAATGTTCTGACTTGCATTCAAATCTCTGTCGTGTATAGTTCCACAAGAATTGCAAGTCCACTCTCTATCTGAAAGTTTTAATTCTTGATTTATCCACCCACAGTCTCCACACGATTTACTCGAAGGATAGAAACGACTTACTTTTACAAGTTCCTTTCCGTACCAATCACACTTATATTGAAGTAATGTAACGAAATTGCCCCAACTTGCATCAGCAATATGTTTGGATAGTTTGTGGT